AAAGCGATCATAATACCGCGCTTCTCGAAGAGCAAGTAAGCGGAGAGATCAGCCAGAAGAACGTCACCAGCGTTATCGTCTTGAGGAAGATGTTCGCTCGTCAAGATGGAATAACCATTGATGTTGTTACCAGCAGGACCTTGCATGTTAGCGGTCCAAGCAGCTGCTCCATTAGAGCCAATCTCCATAGTCATAATGTCAGGCCACACGCCAGGATGCACAAGCCAAACGGGAGTGCCACCAGCGCTCAAGAACCGAGAATACATGGCCGCAACATCAACCCAACTGAAAGTGTTATCTGTCGAAGGGCTAACGCCAATCGCAGCGGCAGCGTTCAAGATACCGAGAGGCTCCCCAACACCACTACCACGAAGGATATTGCGTTCATTCTTAGCAGAAATAGCAACACTGAACAAGCCAGTAAGCAACGCTTCAATAGCGAAGGGGCTGTCTTCGATCAGTTCGTTGTCCACTTCAGTGAACCCACCAACCTTGTTCAACCGCCATTCAATCAGGTTGAACGAAGGCTCGGTTTCAGTCAGAGCGCTACCAGCAGGCGTAACCGCCGAAGTAACACCGCCAGCAAATGCCGTTGCGCCAGAACCAGCAGTCGGCGTAATGTACTGGTCCAAAGCCGGCCAGCTACCACTTGCTCGCATCACGGGGATTCGGCGAACACGTTGCGTGACAGGGTTGTTCATGCTCGCCATCTGAAGCAAAGTTTCTTCGTATTCAGCAGGAACAAGGTAGCCACCACTTGCACCACTATCTTCGCCAAGATCCTTGGTCGAATGGTACAAGTTCTTCAAGCGAGTAGCATCATTACGCTTCACGGAAACAAGAAAGTCTGCAAAGCTCTTAATCGACTTGTCTGCATTTCCACCATCTTGAGTAACGTAACCAGCCTTTGTACCACTGTTCTCAAGGAAAGAAATAATGCTTTCAATCTTAGTATTGATAGCATCAAGCTCTTCATGCTGCTTGCCAGACAAATCGCCGACAGCCTTTTCGAACTTAGCAGTAACATTACTCAAACTCTCATTGATCATCTTTTGGGCCTCTTCGAGGCTTTCAGGACGACCAGCACCAGTGTTCACATTAACATCACTCATTTGTTTTTCCTCACTTTCTGTGATATTCACAGAATCGATTTTATTTTGTGTAGCAGAATCATCTTGTTTTTGTGCGGTGTTCGTTTCTCCGGTTTTACTGGCCGGGCTACTCTCAACACCAGCATCATTAACAAAACTATTAAGCTCTTCGTAAATTTTAGCAAATTCTTCGATTTCTTTGACACCAAGAGTTTTGTGCTCAGCTGGAGTAGAAGTCAAAGAAATTTCGACTAAAGGCCACTTCACAATCTTGTTACCAGAACGTTCCATTAATTGCGGGACTGTTCCAGTACTATAGCCAATAACTCCAGCTTCTACTAGCTTGCGAATTGCTTGGGAGTACTTGTGGCTTTTGCTAATTTCGGCTTCAATAAAAAGGCCCACATCATCAGCAACGATTCGATCGTTTCGAGCTAAGCCAATCACGCCTTTAGCATATTCGTTTTGGCCGTGATCATAAAGTACTTTCTTGTTAGGAATCCAATCTAGTTCAAAATCGGTATCCCTAGAGAAATGTTCACCATGCAAGTCAGTGCTATCCCAAATAATTCCATATCCACCAACAACAAAAGTATCTTCATTTTCAGATTTAATTGAAACTTTCATGTATTTTCCACCTTTAATTACTAGCTTTGAGGGCTTACAGCACCCTCGGATAAGACCAGGGGGCGCAGCTCAACGAAAGCAACTAATCTATATAATAATATACAATAGAAATTACGAGGCTTCTCAGGCCCCCGTTATTTCGGCGATACTTCAATTTTGTTTTCATATTAAGCAAAACTCGCTATTTACAAAATTGAAAATGTGTGTTATAATGAATTTAGTTGAAAATTTCTTCAACTAAAACCACTAAAGGAGAGCACTATGAAATACGGAGTTACAGTCGTTTACTCGAAGGGCCGCCCTGGTAGTTGGGAGGAAGACACCAAGACAGTCTATGTGATTGCTGACAATGCTCAGCAAGCGCGAATTAAAGCGCTTGAAGAAGTAGAGAAGTCGATTCGAGTTCGTAACATGTGGAAGGCAGATGAGAAGTAGTATTTTCAGAAGCAAAAGGTCCTTTCCGTCGCTGAAGCTTGATGATAGAATCTTAGATTTTAGCTTCATAAGAAAGCCGGATAAGGACCTTTTGCTTTTAAAGTTTAAGCACGGATATAGGACTTATGAGGCTCTTGCTGAAGTTGACCACGGCAATAGCTTTAATTTTGTTACTTCAAAATGTTTCGAGATGGTAGCGAGAAAGAGGTCTGCTGAAGTGAGCCTCTTTCTAAAAGAGCTAGTTGAAACGCCTTATTCTTTAATAACAGACTACGACGGGATTCATTTTCGTTGGAGATACGTCAAAAGAGTTTCTTAAGGAATCAATTTGTTCACGGCAGCCTCAAAGAGTGAGACAATATACTTTTCCTCTTGAGCAGTAGCTTGTTCTTCTGTTATCCACCAAGGTTTATGCATCCAAGCTTGCCACTTAGAGGACTGAACAAAAGGTGCATAGCTTAAATTAGTTTGAACACCACCACGAATGCCACTCTTAGAGACTCTTACTGGCTTTTTCTTCCAGCTTCTTCCAAGCGTTCCAGTTCTCTGGTAAGAAGAGCCAGGGCGATATCTAGAGAATGATCTAGAGCCAGACCTGTAAGCACTATTGTAAGGCGGATACGATCCCATTCTTGCCCACAAAACTAAATTAGCAGCATCCATAGCTGGCTTCAGTTTTCTGAAGTCATCTATTTTTTTTAGCTTCTTTATTAGCTCTTTTGTTCCAGTTATTTTGATTACGCCACTAACTGGAGTTGGTGTAGTAGCCATTATCGCAATGCCTCTGTTTGTCTTTCAACTGCAGCAATAAGTTCTTTTCTGTCAATGTGGGGGACAATCCAACACCTACAACGAGGGTGAGCTGGTGGAAAGCCAACTCTTTCGAACCCATCAATCGCACTAGCAACTTTATTATGCAATGGACCACAGATTGGACAAACTCTTTCGTCAACAACAGTCTTCCAGACAACTTTGTCAACTAATCCAGAGTCTAAAATAGTTTGCTTTGCACCATTTGAAAAAGCTGCAGTCACTTCAGTTGAAGCAATTAGTGCCGCTCTTTCTGGCCCAAAGTCAACAGCTAAAGACTCTATCAGTGAAGAAAGAGGCGTCCCATCTTCTATCCAATTGGCCAACTTTTGTCGAACAAGCTTTTTAGTTGTTTCATTGACTCGCTTAATAAGCTGAGCTGAATGGTTGAGAGCCCAGTCTCTCGCTTCGATATTCGTTTGCGTCCAGTCAAAACTAAAACTAATCTCTTCTTCAAATTGGTCCAAAACAAATTGAACTCCAAGATCTGAAGAAATTAAAAGTGAGGCGGCTAGAGCTTCTCTAGCTTTTAGAGTTGCTGGCAAAGAATCCAAGTTCATAAGAGCAAGCCAAAGAGCGATTGGGTCTTCTAGCTCTTCTAAGCTCGTAGCACCTATTGACCCCAAATTGCCAACAAAGAAAGAATCTCTTTGTTCTGCTAGAGCTTTTTCTAGCTCTTTCTTGAGTCTTGCTTCTATTTTCTTGCGCGATTCGTCTGCGCCATCGCTTTTATCTATTTTGATAAACGCTTTAGCTTTGTTCATTATTGCTCTTCTATGTTCAGGATAATCAAAAGCTTGTCTTCGTCTGTCAAATAGTCAGAGACAAAATCATTTGGATTTGCCTCATCTCCTCGATTTTTAAACCACTTTTCAAACCTAGAAGCATCCTCAGCCCATTCCGCTGTAGCACTCTTACTCTTTTCTCGGATTGGTCGCATTTGTCTAGTCGGGTCCACCTCTTTCTCGCGAGCTTGTCTACCGCCAGAAGAGGATTCAGGGTCTCCATCGGGAAGCGCGTTAGCATTCTGTTTTGCAACAGCAGTAGCTTCGATATTTTCTTGCACCGCTGCGCCAAACTGCTCCCAAGTCATACCTTCAGGAAGTACTAAACCTGCCATCTTGCCAGCAATATCGTGCGGAACCAAAGCGTCAATATAGCTTTTAAATACTTTTGCACGTTCCAAAGCATTTGTCTGAAAAGCTTGAAGCTTAGACCACTCAAAACTAAACTTAAGTCCAAGGGGTGCGAGAATCTGATCGTTGATAGCTTGCGCAATCAAAATTGCTTCCGGGATAATCGTGTAAGTGTAAAAATTCCTCTCTTCAACTGCAGCAGTGGAATAAGTAGCAGCGTTTGAGAAAAGGATACTGTGCGGAACGCCCATAATTGTCGCAATATCACGCTGTCGAGCTTCACTCAATGCAACGTCATTAATCTCATTGAGACCTTCTCCAACAACAATAGGCTCTACGTTCGAACTAAGCACAACAGTTCGCCAAGCATTACTGACGCCACTCATCATGTTATCCCAAAAACTTTTTACTTTTTGACGCTCAGTAGTTTTTGCCCCACGATCAACACGAAGAATTGTAGCCTTTACTGCTCCTCGAGCAAAGAACTCTGAAACAAATTTATTGTAATTAATTAAAGAGTTTCCACTAGAGAGCGCAGCATAAGCTGGCGGAATAGCTGGCCGAGTTTCACTGAATGGGTCTTGAAGCCAAACGTAGACGACCTCATCTTTATCGAGAAAGACTTTTTGGCTCTTGTTTAGAGACCTGTTGAAACCAACTAGACCCTTGTCTCCGTCCCAAACAGGGCTCATACTATCCGCTTGAAGCCATTGGAACTTGAAAGAATTTTTATTTGTGACTTTAGAGCTCTTAAACCAAAAAGCTTCATTCAAGAGCGAAAGTGAAGCTTCAGTCAGAAATAAAAATGTGTTCAAATCTACTAGCCACTCAAAGCCAGGGGGAAATTCATTTTCACTGCTTGAGATAATCACCTCTTCCCCCTTATAGACTGACCACGGCAGAGCAGCCAAAGTCGTTGCGCGAACAGTGACACAACGGTTTACAATGCCAGCTTCAGTCCAAAGCTTCTTAGAAGAGTTGATAATCTCTTGCCGGGAAGTGTTTGCACTATCTTGCCCAATTTCAGTCCATGCTTCTTTTGGGAAAGCTGAAAGCGGGATAGATTTTGTGCCGTTAAACATAAAATTTTCTATAGTCATAATCGCCTCATGCTATTAACCAGTCTGACCCGCTTCTTAGCTCATTCCATGCCCACCAAGCAGAATCTACTAAGTCGTAAGGTTTAGCCATTGGGAATCTATATAGTGCAGCTTCTAGAGTTCTAGCTGTGTTGTTTTCTAAATGTTCGATCAAGCCACGCTCGTATTCAGCACAAAGTTGTGCGGCTCTCTCCATTTTACCACCAGTTCCACTAGAAGCTTTAACTAGCTCAACGTAAGGAAGCAAGTCTTCTTCAATATCTACATCATTAATAATATTGTCCCATAAGTCTAGCCAAAGGTCTCCGCCTTGGTTACCTTCGATTAAGACTGTACTCGCTTTATACTTTATTGAAAAATAAAGGGCTTTCTTGAGACTTATTTCTGGTGTAGCGACTTTCTCCCAACTTTCTAACATGTAAACTTTTCCGTCTTCACCTAAAGCAGCGACTTGAATACCATGAGAGTCTGAGTTATCCGCTGAAGTTACAGCTGGGTCTACGGCGACTACAGTTCTCCAAAGCACTGGCAAATCTTCTTTTTTGCGTCTAATAAACTTTAAGTGAGAGAAAAGTCCACCCTCGTAGATCATTTCGTGTTGAGCTTCACGTCTAAAAGCCGAAAGCCCCCACTCTTCGACTTGTTGTTGACAAGTCTTTAAGTCTTGCCCTTCCCAAGTTGGAGTTCCGCTCACAACAATCTTGTTTTGATCGTCATACCACCACTTAAACTCTTTTAGAGCGGGATAGGGTCCTGAGATAATTCTGTTTTGAAGAAATGGCGGAGTGGGCAGAGCGAGACGCCCAAAGACACCATCATCGATGATTAAGTTTTGAACAAAAAGGATTGCTGTGTCGGAGCTTCCTGCTGGGAGCAAAGAAGTCGTGATCGTGTCAATCTTTTTAGTGGTTATAGCACCACTATCGTGGCGAGCATCAATGTCGTCGAAAATCATAAAGTCTGGACGAGCTTCGACAAGCTTAGTCCCACGCTTAGCAGTATCCAGACCAAGTGCGTCGACAGTAAACCCACTGCTTGTTCTGAGCCTGTTTCGCCTCCACACTTTGCTTGAACCATACTTTCCAATATGTGGTTTTGCAAATGATGGGTAATAAGCTTCTACAATTGGGCTTTCAATTAGACCAGCGATAGACTCTAAATGAGCATCAGCGAGAGCTTGAGTCTCGCTGACATACCAAGCATATCTGCGCTTGCTTCTAGCTCCGACCATAATCGTAGCAAGCTCAGCATTTGTTGATTTGCCTCCGCCACGAGGCTGGATAGAAACGAAGGGCTGGGGGCGAACTCCTGACTCAATGCTCCAAGCCCACTCAAGCATCTCAACATGTCTTTGAGCGAATGGCTTTGTGATCATCTTTGGAAAAAGAGTTCGCGCCCAGTCTAAAGGGTTGTCTGGAGCGACTAAGCTTCCACGCTTTTCAGCTAAAGCTTTAAGTTTATGAAGCTTAGCTTCTGAAAAAGCTGTTCCAGAAATTAACTCTTCTGCTCTAGCCATTTTCATCCTTTGCTTTTAGGACTTGAGCTAGCACTTCTTCGCC